ATGGCCGCCGTAATCTGTCCGTCAACATCGCCTTCGATTAGGAAGTCATCGTCGTCCCACGGACGAGCAACATCATTCCCGAACTCGGGGATGGGGTAGTACTGACCATTGGCATATGGCGCGCTCGCGCCACTGGTGTAGACTTTACGCCTCTGGAGAACCTTCCCACCATAGACCGAGAAGCCCCATCCGTTATTTCCAGTCCCAGTCCTGATAACTCGGGCGGGATAGCCATCAGTGGTATCGCCGAAGTTTGTAATGAGCGTGTGAAGTGCTGGTGCGTAGAAGTTGACATTGGTGCCGCTCATTCCTGTGATGGTCCAGTACTGCTTATAGCCGTTGTTATCGTTGTCTAGACGGCCATCCACACCAATGCGCCAGTCACGACTATCGCGGCAGTAGGCGGATAGAACCTCGGTATAGAGTGAGAAGGTGCTGATGTTAATGGAGCCATGGAAAGAAATCATCGTGCCGTCAGTATCACTGTGTGGCACGGGCTCACCGCCAGACTGGGCGGAGGGCGACTGGAGCACAAGTCCAATGGTAGTCTCTGAGTCACGGCCATAAAGATGGACATGTCCAAATGTTAGTGCGGCATCTGGGGCTGCGGTGTTGTGGCTCGCATAGCTACCAAAGGAGTAGCAGTTGGTCTTGATATTCGCCAAGCGCCCAGTAGTACCGGCGTATCCCATGAAGATGGCGCCGCCCGAGTTAGGGAAGTTAACTTGGCAGTCCTCAATAATCATACCGACTGTCAGAGTGCAATCGGTGCGATGCTTGAAGGTTAGCGTTACTGCGCCGCCGGAGGTTGGCTGATTTGAGATGGTGATGCTGGAGTTGGACGCCTTAGCAGTGACGCGGGTGTTGTGGGGAACTCCCGTTCCTGTAACAATCTGCCCCACGCGCACCACACCGAAGAGGGCTGCTGAGGTTACTGTTCTAGTGGTTGCAGAGGTCGTCGAGGCAATAGCGATGGTCTTGTTGACGATAGTGTTTACAACGTCAGTTGGGTCAAGGTCGACATAGCCCCAGATGGGGAAGGGATGCTCAGGCGTGTCGGCAAATAGGCCGGCAGAGGCGAAGCCGTCACCATAGGAGATGTCTGACTGCGCGTAGAAGCCAGTATCGTAGATGCCCCAGTTGCTTGTATTGCTGACTCGGCAGCGGCGGATGTAGGGGCCGGTCATATTATCGCGGCCTAGGGTCGTGATGGAGGCCTCGACCACGATGCCACGCCCAGAGCCCAGACTGCCATAGCCATTACCAGTAGTCAGGCCATGCTGGACGGATAGGTCCTCAATAGTGATGCTGCCATTCTGGACACTGAGGATGTCCATGTCATAGTCGAGGGAGTAGATGGTGGTGATGTCGCGGCCAGAACCCCGAAGTGTCAAGTTGCTATAGGGTAGGATTAGTTTAGATGTGACTTGGTGGTTTCCGGCCTTCAACTCGATAATGCCGCCCCCAGCCCCTAGAAAGGCGATGGTATCGATGACAGCGACAATACTATCGCAGTAGGTGGTGCTGCCTGCGGACTCCACCGTCATGATGGCGCCACTACCAGAGACCTGAATGTCTCCCTTGTCTCCATCGCCTATTCCACCAATGACGACGGTGGTGCCGCCCTGATTGGGGACACGCCCCTCGGACAGCAGCTTGATGGCCCTAGCGTTTTCGTAGAGTTGGGTCGAGACAGCGTCCATAGCGTGACGCTGGTCGCCCTCGAAGGCCGCACTATTACCGCCGCGCCACTCACGCACTGAGGTCTTCCTCCGCAAAGTCAGAGGCCCGGAAGGCCAGCTCCAGAATCTCGAACATGCCTGTGGTCGTTGGCAGCACCGCCACATTAAAGCAGGCCGCGTTCACTGAGCCCACACCCGTCTCGGCGAGCGGGCTAGTGGACACACCGCCGGGGATGACGCCGGTGGAGGTTGCGTCCTGTGCAGCGTTGGCGCGCTTCTGGGTGAAGGTGGTGCTGGCATCGATGTTCTTGGTGGAGCTGCCGGTCTCTCGGTCGATGCCATTGATAATGATGGCGTTGATTTCTGCCTCACCGCCCGGCCCATTCAAGTAGATGTCGCGGGTGGTAAAGGCGGGCAATGTGCCAGTATCGAGGAGGGTGTGGAAGGTGCTGGTGTCAGTGCTGTCCTCACGGACAACACAACCACCGCCGGTTCCGAGTAGGGCGTCCTGTCCGTAGAGGACGACCCATGCGCCGCTGACCTTACGGAAGCAGATGGCTGCAGTTGGGTTGTGGATGAAGGAGCCGGGGTCGGTATACTTGGCGCTCATGCGGGTCCACTTAAGGGAGCCGTCCTGCTTAATGTGCTTGGCGGCATAACTGCCAGCGTAGACAGTGCCGCTGGTCATGACCATGCGGAGGGTCTGGGTCCGGGGGTCGTTGATGAGAGCGACAACGAGGTTCTTGATGTTTCCGCCGAGGGAGTTACTAAAGACTGAGCCGGTTGGGCCAACCCAGCGTAGGTCGGTCGAGAGTTTCCGGACGCTATAGGCGTTGGTTGCGAAGATGCCATTCGTGTCTACGAAGGCCAGCTCCTGCTGACCAGCCGCGTTGGTGAAGAGGCATCCACAGCTGGGGTTGATGATGCCGACGGTGTCGCTGTAGCGCTCGAAGGCGCGGCCGCGACTGAAGCTGGCGTCGTCCTCATTGGGCAGGTAGTTCACGCGCCAGAGCCCGCCCATCGTAGCCACTACAGAGCGGTTGTTCACGGTGCCCATGAAGGAGAGGGCCTCGTTCGCTGGGAGGTCGATGAAGTAGATGTCGGTCGGCATATAATCTGGGCTGCCCGGAATGCTATAGCAGACCTTGCCCGGATGGTCGATGTCATCAGTCATCAGGGAGCCCTCGAAGACACAGCCCATCGAGGCCTTGGGGGGTGGGCCATTAGCGCCGAACTTCAGGTCAACACCGCCCTCTTCGACAACTACAGCGTCATAGAACTTCTGGTCTGGTTTGATTCCAGCTGATGTACCGGCATAGTAGACGACAGCAGACATGCCACTAATAGTGATGGTTGGTGTTCCAGTTGCGGCAGCTGAGAACTGGACGCCTAGGTGGAATCCAAAGCTACTATCAATCTGGCCATTCTTCCACGAGAACTCGCCGGGCAGCCAGTCATCAGAACTACTACCGAATGTAAATGCCTTGTCGGTGGTGCTATCAATCGTAGTACGCTTAGAGGCTGGACTGCCAGAGAGGCCTGAGAGGCTCTGCGCATTGGCGTAGCTATTAACGGCGCCGCCAGCGAGGTTAGGATAGAAGCTCGGACGGCCTCCAGAGGCGGGGAAGACATCTACACCGCCCACCGAGTCTGCCCGGTGCTCAGGCACTAGGTAGATGTCTGCCATATCAGCAACACTGCATTTGGCCGTGACGGTGACGGAGATGCCGACGATGTTCCCGGAGAAGGTGCCGAAGGAGAAGTTGTGGACGGGCATCAGGGCGAAGTGTGGCTGTGCGAAGGTGCCGGCGGTAGTCCGGGCGATGGTGATGGTCTTGGCATCTGCGCCATTGGAGAGGGCATCGGCTACTGAGCTGGCAGTACCACCAAAGGCAGAGGTTACTCCGGTCAGGATGATGGAGTCGTTGGAGCCGGCGGTCTTCGTCCCCGTGCTACTAGTAGCGCTGGTATCGTTAAAGACTGCCCTGACACCGCCTGCGCCATTATCAGTGGGGGACGCTGACCCAATCCTGCGCCCAACCGGATAGAGCACCTCGTTCTGAAGCGTCTTCATCTCACTTCGATAGACGTTATAGCTAATGGCCGCAAGACTGGAGGCCCGAGAGAGATTCGTTGGTGTGCCCGACATCTCAAGGACAGGAGCTGTAGAAAGACTAGTTACGTAGACTGTGACTGGAGTGCTGGTGAAGGTGCTCTCCAGCTCCTGACCATCTGCACACTTAACGACTTCTGTTGCCCAATACTCGTAGTAGCCCGTGGCGATACCAGAGAAGGCACTGGCTAGATATGTCGTATTAGTTGGGGCTTGGGTGACTGGGAGGAGGCCGTGTGCGCGGGTGGTACCATCAGACAGCATGACGCGGTTAGCGTCTACGCCGTTGAAGATGTAGTTGCGGTTGTCGAAGGGGACGTTGATGAGGCGCTTGACCGTGGAGAGGCCGCTGGTGTTGATGGTGGCAGAGGCGAAGACTGAGCCGTCGCTCTCGGCGTTGGCTGACCAGAGCTTGCCGCTGGCCTGCGCCACGAGGTAGCTGATGTCTCCCTCGAAGCGGCAGTTAACGAGGCCCTCAACAGCCTTGCTGGCAGTGGCGACGATGGACCAGAGTTGGCCGCCCGGCGAGCGATAGAGGGCGTCGGTGTCTGGGACATACATGACTTGGTTGCAGGACTGGAGTTCACCAGTCACTAGCTCCCGCCCTGTGCGGCTGGTGACTAGCCCACCATTGATGGGCTCGATGACTATGGTCACATCTGCCTCTGGCGGAGGTCGCCAAGCTCGAAGGAGATGTCTTGGTCCTCATAGCGCTGGTTGGCCTCAGTGGCCTCATCGAACTCGCTATTCGCCATCTGAATCCAGTAACTAAGGCGGCCCTCCGGAGCGCCAAGGTCGGAGAGGAACTGATGGACGGCCCGGCTCATGATGGCGTTCTCATAGTCCTCGGGGATGTCCAAGAACCAGTTATCACCGCCGAAGGCGAAGGTTGCCGAGCCATTCGCACTGGCAGTGAAGGTCGCCCCGAGCAAGGTAATGCTGGTCGGGCTATTGATGAGGGCCGTTGCGTAGGTGACAGCAGAGGTCTGGGCCCAGCCCTGTCCAGTGGCTACGACTGGAGAGCCCCACGTGATACCAGCGAAACCACCGAGTGCAGTAGCGCCAATGTTAGTGTCAGTGCCAGCGATGGCCGAGAGGGATGCCGTAACGGTACAGGGCACCCACATCCGGCGGTAGTAGAGGAGCTTAGTGTCCTCAGTTACATCGGGGGTTGGCTGGAGGGTGATTTGTCCGTAGGCGCCACTGCGGAAGAGGTCGTAGCCAATGGTCTCGCCAGTGTTGCCGGACTGGGTCTGGACAACACGGTCGTAGACCGAGCGCGGGCTGCCCTTGAGAGTGCGCTCACGACCAGCCGACGTGATGCGGAAGCCATAGACGTCCTTGAAGTCGAAGGGAAGGTTATAGTCGTCGGTTCCGGCGGAGGCGATGAGAGCAGTTGTGCTCGTCATCAGCCACCGCCAGTTATACTTGTTGTAGAACTTAAAGCTGTCCTGAAGGGCTGTGCCAGCCCGGTCTAGGAACTCGCTATAGTTCTGCTTACTTGCTTTCTTGGCAATTCGACTCTTCGCTGTTCCGAACGTCAGAGTCGAGGGCTGGAACAGGCTCATCGGGCTTCTTTTCCTCAATCGGCGGCGGAGGTGCCGTAACGCTGCGTCGGATGTCTCGCAGCCGTGTATACGCCTCAATGAGTTTGGGAACGTGCTTATAGGGGTCGCGGTGCGTCCGGACCCAGTCCTTCGCGTTGGCCGCCAGCTGGCGGGTCTGGTCCATGTTCTCAATCATGGAGCAGAGCTGGTCGTGGAACTCCTGCGGCGTGTGGAAGAGCTTGCCCGTCTGGTCCGGGATGATTTCATCCAAGAAGGCGCCAGTGTCCTGCGCCAGCGTGGCAGCCGGCTTCCAAGTCGCTGCAGCCTCGTACATGCGAATGGCCGAGCGGCTCTGATTGAACACGCTATCGTGAAGTGGCGCGATGTTGATGTCTGCGTTCAGAGTGCTGAGGCGCCAGATGTAGAGTTCATAGCTGACCCACGGCAGGATGGTCGTGCGCTGCGGAACGAGCTGGTCCTGCAGCCACTGATAGGGCGCGCCGAAGAGCATGACCTCAACGTGAGGGTAGCGCTTGTGGACCTTACCTAGCTCGGCGGCGATGGGCCACATATCGTCGAAGTGGCAGGAGCTGGACTGCCAGACGATGCGGATGGTCTTGGGGTCCTGAGCCAGTTCGACCTTCGGCCAGTCTGAGAAGTCGATGCAGTTCGGGTAGATGTGGGTGTTGGGGGTGCCGGTCTCGCGCATGACGTAGGCTGCGCAGCGGGGCGTGGTGCAGGTGACGAGGTCCGCAGCCTTCAGGTTCTCGCGGATGTAGGTCAGCTTCTTCATGTTGGCTTCGACATCGAACTTGTCGACGCCATCCTGCCAGAGAACCTGCTTGCCCTTGCCGGGGATGTCGATGACGAGCTGGTGCTTCTTGGGGATGATTTGGCCGTTGTGCTCGACACCGAGGTCGCGGAAGGCCGGGTTCAGGGCCTCGACCTTGAACATATCATCGTCGGTATCGTAGACAAAGCTAGGGCCGGTATTCCACTTGTCTGGCGTCTCCCAGTAGGCGCCGAAGCCAGCAGCCTCCTCACGGGCGAGGCGGAAGCCGGGGCTATAGTTCTGGTAGTGCTGGATGACGTCGGCGTACATGGTGGCGTACATCCGGCGCTCATGCTCGTGGGGAATCTTCACTTCCTGCTGGTCGATGATGACGTCGCCCAGCTTCATGCGGGCGGCAGTGCGGAAGGGCATGACAGTTCGGTACCATGAGCAGGCGTTCATTTGAACCGGAGCGACGCCATAGAGCTTCAGCATGCTGCCTCCTAGACTAGGCTGATGGGTTGGTCGGAGAGGAACTTCTCGCCGCGGCTGTGGTTCTTGCCGGGGCGGCCATCATACTCTGGGTGGTCCTTGAGGAAGGCCTCGAACTTCTTATCGTCCTTGTACCAGTTTGGGTCGCCGGCGTAGGGACCGGTCAGGGAGCTGAGGGCGGCGAAGAGTTCGGCGGGGATGCGGGCCTCGAATTGGCCGTTGCCGGAGTTGATGCCGGGCTTGTGTCCCCACTGCTTCGCGTTCTCAGACATGAAGTGGTTGTAGGCGATGGAGTAGCCATTGCGGTCCCAGAGGCGCTTGTCCCACTCAGTGAAGTTCTGGGTGGCCATGCCGAGCATGAACAGACGTTCCTGCGGCGTGAACTCACCGAGGTCCATCTTGTTGATGGCATCTTCGGCTTCGGCTGCCTCTGTCGGAGAGACCATGTCGATTTTCATGGAGATGATTGGGGGAGCCGAAGCTCCCCCAATCCCTTTCTTACGTGAGGATGTTGTAACCCTGCCCGATGCAGGTGGGGTGCAGCACTTCGACAGTCGCAGCGCCAAGCAGGTAGACCTTGACGTTGTCGCCCGTCGAGGCGACCTGATAAGGCTGGATGGGCCTCCACCACGCGACGCGCAGCTTCGAGCGCTCCACGAGGAAGTAACCCGCGTTCTGGCTGAGGTCGGTCGCGTGTGCAGTGACGGACGACTGCGGAATCCAGCGGTCCACGACCATCGCGCAGCGACCGAAGTCGGTGCGGATGAAGTCGACCACAGGGCCGTACTCGCCGTTGTTGAACACGTTGGCCGACTGCAGGCCGGGGATGCCCTGCACGCCTGACTGCGTCACCGGGTAGCTGACGTCACCGAGCAGCGTGCGGGAGATGTCTGCCTTCACGCCCGGGGAGACGAAGAGGGTGTCCGGCTTGGCGCCGTTCGTCCACATCGACTCCTGAAGTGCGTAGAAGGTACCGGTCGCAAACGAGCCGCCGGAGACGCCCAATGAGGTGTTCGTGCCCGAGCTGGATGCCCAGAACTTGAACGTACCCATCGTGCCCACGGTCGCGTCTGCGCCGGATGCCGGGCTATAGGCCACGGTACCGTCGGAACGCTGCCAGAGGCGGGCGTCGAAGTTGCGGTTCACTTCCTGCGCAGCCTTACCAATCTGGTAGTCGAGTTCGTCAGCGACGCCGAAAATCTGGCCCCTCTGCGAGAGCAGAAGCTCGTCCATGGTAATGGACCAGTCCTGCCGGCGGAACTCAACGAAGTTCCAGATACGGGTGCGCTTCGGGATACTCTTGATGTTGGTGACTGTGGCGACCTGACCCCAGTCTTCGCCCTGAATCGCCGGCGTGTTGTTAGTCACGGCCAGCGCGTCAATGAACCACTCGTGACGAAGACCATTGGTCGTAGTCTTGCCCAGCACCGCGAGAGACATAGCCTCATCCGGGTCAATCATGGTGAGGGTGTTCATGGCATTTTCACGGGTACCGATGCCAGACACGCCCGCACCAGACGTGGAATAGGGCCAGCCTACGCCGTAGGTGCTAAATGCTGAGGAAGGAATAGCCATTGCTACTTGGTCCTTACTGTCTGTTCAGCTGCGCTGCCAGATGCGGAGGGATGTCCACCTTGAAGCCCGGGAACAGGTTCGAGTACGCGGGCCGCTTGTCGCCAGTGGCGTGGCCATAGGCGATAGCCTGCTTCATGTACTCGGCGCGGTCCTCGGGGGTCGGCTGACCCTCGGGGGTGCGCTGTCCCGGCTGGGGGGTCCCGCCTAGGAGGGCTGCCTGCTGCTTCGCCGCGGCATTGCCCGCGCTGGCCGGGGGGTTGGCCCGCTGCCATTCGTTTAGGGCGTTCTTCGCGGCAATCTCGTACAGGCCGGCTTTCTCTAGGGTCGCGATGTCTGAGGCAACTGAGGGGTTTTTCTGGAGCCAGCCGATAATGGCTGCCTCGTTGGCGAGATACTCCGGAGCCTTCAGCGTAAGGGCCTGCCGAGCCTCGGCCATCTTGCGGATGGGGCCGAACTCTTCCTCGACGATTGCCTTCGCCTCCTTGCGGATGGCCGCACGGAGGGGGTCCGCCTTGACGAGCGACTCAGACTCCAACTGGGCGAACGGGTCGACCGCTGCCGGCGCACTGGTGGTCTTGAGGGCCTCAAGGTGCTGGTAGGCTTGGGAAGCATAGTTGTTGAGGTTCCAGTGCCCCTGCTTCGCGTCCTCGACAGTCTTGTACTTACCGCCGAAAATCTCGTTAAGTACTTCCTGCCGGATGGCGTCGGCTGCCTGCGGGTTGGCCGCGGGGGCCGGGGGGTTCTGGGTCTGCTCCGTGGTGGTCACGGGGTCCATTTGTATTCTCCGCCGGGGTAGACCCGGGGTTTGGGTTAGTTAACTGCGTCTTGCGGGGATTGTACCATAGGATTTGCAGCTTCCTGTGGGTTCTCTTTCAGGTCTATGGCCTCCTTGTTAACCCGCTCCTCAACTGTCAGAATCTCGTCAAGGAGGCGAATGCAGTTGGTCCGGCCCTTCATAGTGGCCTCATCGGTGTCGTCATAGATGAGGAGTTCCGTGAGGGTCCGGCGCATCTCCTGCAGCTCGGGGATGTAGAAGCGGCGCCACCCATCACTAGTGAACATGTTCTGCATGGCGAAGATGTATTCGGGTTTGCCTGCCATTAGGGACCTACTCCAAGGGGCGCATTCTGGGCGGCCTCAGCGCCTCGTTGCACTGGGGCCATGCGCTGGCCGGACGCGCCTCCGAGTCCGCCAGTTGGGTCCCCGCCAGCCGCGACGGCCTGCTCGGGGGGCACGCCCATCTGCTGGGCGAGCATCTGCAGCTGGGGCATCTGAACGAGCATCTCGTCCGCGTCCCAGTCATAGAGGTTGAAGAGCTTCCGGGCCATGGCAATCCAGTTCACGGACTGAATCCAGACCGGGTTCGACATCATAATCTGGGCCAGCTGGAGGGCGTCACTGCGCTGCATGGTCTTCGTGAGCATGAAGCTCGGACCGAAGGCCTTCGCCTGCCAGCCGTGGTTCAGCTCAGCCGGGTTGTTAATGATGCCCTCTTCCGGGGGAAGGGGCATGCCCGTGATGTAGTTCAGGACAGACCGCGTGCCAATCATGTTGAACTGCTTCGGCAGAGGCAGCATCGTCTTGTTCATGTCCCGAATCAGCTCGGCCAGCGGCTCGACCATTTCCGAGCTGGCCAGCATCGCTTCAAGGGCCAACCGGGTCGTAGCTGCCTCGGCGGTGATGAGCGCCTCTCTGGCGGTGACCTCGTTGCCGGAGCCGCCGGTCATGCCCATCACGGAGCGCTCGTCCATGCCCGTGCCCTTCTGGGCCATCGAGTCGAGGAAGGCGATTTCCTGAAACGCCAGCGCAATGGGCTGGAGATTGATGGGCAGGGGCATGATGGACTCGGTCAGGCTCTTGCCACGGGTGTTGATTTGGAAGACCTTGCCCGGCTTCACGAACATGTTCTGGGTCGTGACGGCGCCCGCAGCAGCCAAGAAGGGCGTGCGGTTCATGAGGTCGAGGGCGTCGAGCTTCTGGCTGGTCAGGCGGCTGGCTGCGCTCTGGAGAGGCTCGACGATTTTCGCCTTGCTGATGCCGACGAAGTGGCAAGGGTCGGGGGTTGGGCTATAGTGGACGATGCGGTGGCGGTTGAGCAGGAGCTTGTCTGGGTCGTTGCGGAGGACGACCTGTCCGTTGGCGATAGTGATGACGCGGTTGCGGACGCCGTCCGGGGCGAACTCGATGGGCACCAGACCATACATGGTCAGGAGTTCAACGGGCTTCTCGTAGAGGTTGGTATGGCTGCGGAGGAAGTCGCCGAAGTTGCCGTAAGGGTTGATGATGTTAAAGTCCATTGGCATTCGGACTTGCGCGGGACCTCCTAGCTCGGCGAGCCGTTTGATGGCATCTGGGCGGAAGGACTGGAGGCCGTCACCGGAGTTCAGTTCGAGGAGGCTGTCGAAGTCCACCCAGTCCCGGATGAGGTACCAGTCCGCGTCCTTGATGTGGGTCTTGCCGTTCTGGATGTAGAAGTCCTGTAGTTCGCGGGGACGCCAGTTGGGGCCGTCGAAGGAGGTGATGAGGTCGCGGACCTCGATTTGCTCTAGGGTTCCGGGGATGTAGGTGCGGAACTGCTGCATGCGCTGGATGAAGGACCAGCCGACCTCAGCGACGGCCGTGCCGTCGATGTCGGCCTTGGTGAAGAACTGAACGGCCTTCCGGAAGCTGTCCGCCTCCTTGAGCTGCATGTTGATGAGGAGTTCGTTCTTCTTGGCCACGCCCTCCGAGCCGGGTGCGAAGCCGTGCAGGGAGACGATGGGCCACGAGCCGAAGATGGAGTTGGTGAGTCGTGCCACGTGGGACATGACCGTGGCGAAGGCCAGGGGGAGGACGATTTCGTTCAGGTAGTTGGCGATGTTGCCGGTGTAGATGCCACGGAAGGCGTCGTTCCAGCGCTGGCTCTCGTTGTATTTGTCTTGGAGCCAGTAGGTGGCGGCCTTCTTGCGGTCCATGACAAGAGAGAGGAGGTCATCATCTGTCTTGGGACCGTTGTCAGGAATGTAGCTGTAGCCCATTAGGCGTACTCCTCAATGTCGGCTTTCTCAAGGTGGACCTCTTCGCCGCCTGCGCCGCGAATCCAGCCGAAGTCCCGAATGTGATTGAACACCTCCTTGACAAGGTAGACGTCATTCAGGCAGTAGGTGAAGAGCTTTCCCCACCGCTCCTTCTTGACGAGGGTCGTGGCGAATTCTCCGTCGCCAACCTTGCCGAGGCCGAGGGTGTTCTTGGCGACCTCATCGAGCTTGAAGCCCTTAACGCGCTTTCCAAGCGCGGCATAGATTTCCTTCAGAATATCGTACTGTGGGACGGTGATGTAACGTCCGGTAACACCGAATACCACAGAGGAGTCGAAATCAATGGTGTTAAAGCCCACCAGTAGGTCGGCACTATTAAGGTGGTCCACGGCCTCGTCGAGGTCGTGCTTGTCGTAGATGTGGTAGCGTCCGGTTTCGCTGTCGGAGGCGATGAGGGCGGAGATGCCACAGTCGCCGTTGCGGGCGGCTTCCCAGCCGGTTGGGTGTTCATGGACAGGGGTCTCGATTTCTAGGTCCCAGCATATGATGCGGCTCATCTAGGCCTTGGGATAAAGAGAGCCGGGGGAGCATCACCCTGCTCCGAGAAGGGAATGCTCCGTGGGGAGGCGCCACGGAGGTGCTGCCCCCGGCGGGGGAGTGGGGTACCGAATTCCATGTCATCCATTATATCACTGTTTTCTGACAGGGGGTTCCGGAGTTGGCGCTCGAAGGGGGCCCAAGGGTAGGTCTCCTTCTGGAGCTTGAGCTTGGGCAGGAGGCCGGAGAAGAACTCCGGGTTGAAGGTGTCGGCGAAGGCGTCGGCTAGGTCGTTGGGGAAGGCCTGTGGCTGGTTGCAGAGCTGGTAGCGGAGGGCGTCGAGGTGGGTGGCGGAGTTCAGGAAGCGGACCTGTTTCCGGGCTACGAAGGCTAGAGCGTTGGAGATGCGGACTTCCTTCCGCTCTCCCTGCTGCCGGTTGAAGGCGTGGAAGGCCACGGCATCTGGAACGCCGGCGTCGAGGAGCCGGTCAGACAGGTATTGCGCCCAGAGACCCATCTTCCCCGCCATCTCCGCTTCGTCCGTGATTCCCATGACCCGATAATAAGCTGACCATTCCTTGTATTTGTCGACGACGAAGCGGGCGTAGGTCTCGGCGTTGAAGTCGATGGCAGTGTAGCAGTCGAGGATGGTGACAACGCCGGGGTCATCGTCGTGGTGGGCGGCGGCGACCCAAGCGGTTTCGCTTCCGAGAGCCTGCTTGCGAGCAGTCTTGAAAGCAGTATCGAGATGGAAGACAAGAGTAGCGCGGACAGGACGACCGTCCGTTCTGCAGGCATCGAATTGTTCCTCGGTGAGGGGGCGGAGCTTGTGGGCAAGGGGGCGGTTAAGGACCTGTGAGGCGGCCTTAACCGGGTCCCGGGCCTTGTAGTTGGCGATTTCTCGGGCGGTCCAGACAGAGGGGATGGCCGGCTTCTCATCCTTCGTCTCGCCGGAGAGGAAGTAGACGTGCCACTGACCGGGCCGCTTGTCCTTGGCCTTGCAGGGCTGGTATTCGGGAAACTGGGTGTGGCCGGCCAAAGAGGCGATGCCGTCGTTCTTGAAGCAGCGGCCGAAGGGGTCCGCGTCGGAGTAGCGGGTGCCGACGAGGATGATAAGGCCGTTTGATTCGACAACGGGGATGAGGTCGGTCATGTGGCCGTAGGCCTGCTCGAACCAGTTCAGGTTCTTCTGGAGGGCGTCGTAACTGACCAAGTCATCCATGCAGAGGATGTCCGGGTGGCGGCCAGTCAGGGCGGAGTTGGGCGACCAGATGCCGAAGGAGGGCTCGGTCTCGCGGTCGCGGGTGCGGGCAGTGTGGGTGAGGACGTCAGAGCGCCAGCGCTTGTCTGGGCCCTTCCAGTTGCCGTAGAGCCAATTGAAGAGGCACTGGTCGTCGGTTGTGCCTTCCAACCATTTGCGGATGACGCGGAGGAAGTCTTCTGCTAGCTCTAGTTTCTCGTTGCCGATGTAGGTGGAGAGGTTGGGGTCTTGGAGCTGGAGCCAGACCATCGAGGCCTTGGTGATTAGGAGGGACTTGGCGCAGGCTCGGGGGACCAAGACGGCGATGTAGCGGCGCTCTTTGCTGTCTCGGCGGCTGGCGAGCCAGTCTTTGTATTGGAACTGGAGCCATGAGAGGAGGGGGGTATGGATTTCGTCGGACCACCAGCGGCCCTTGTCATTGTCGGGGTGGGTGAAGCCAAGGGCTTTCCGGCAGAACAGCTCTAGGTTATTGCGGCAGGCGTCGGCAAGGAGGCGCCGCTCTGATTCTAGGTCCCAAATCATTCGTAGGGGTTGTAGTCCCGCATGGCTTTATTGGCCGCATCTTGATTGCGGTCAGCGGCCTTCATCTTCTTCCAGTCGCGGAGGCGGACTTGAAGAGTGCGAAGTTCCTTAGTTCCAAGAGACGTTGGCATATCTCCCATGTATTGGGCGAATTCTGGGTCCGTCTTTCTTAGATTAATGGCTTCGAGAAGGACACCACCAAGATGTTCTGCCATCCATGGTTCGTTGGTCTGGGCCAGCTTGTCGGGGACCACTGATTGGGGGCCAGCGAGGGAGACGGGGAAGCGGGCGAAGCGGCGGCCGTTGGGCGCTCGGTCGATGATGCCGGCGAGGCCGAGCTTGGCCCGGAGGCCCTCTGGGGTGAGGGAGAGGGCACGGGCGACGTGGGAGGCCGGGGCCGTGCCGATGTCGATGCGCTGGCCCACCAATACGCGCTCACCGGAGGGGCCGCGGATGTCGAGGAGGCCGGGGCCGAACTGGGCGGGGATGGGCTGGTCGAGCTGGAGCATGTTCTTGAAGCCGCCGGCTGTTGAGATGCGCCGCTGGGTCTCGGGGAACTCTAGGTCGAGGGGGCGGTCGAAGTAGCGGGAGGCGTTGGCTCGGGGCTCGTAGACGCGGAAGTTGGTCGGGAAGTTCGGGTCCGTGTTCTGGGTAGCGAGCATGCCGAGGCCACGGCGCGCAAGGAAGCGGGCGGTGCGGCCGGTGCCGGTGGCACCGGGCGGGGGGTTCCAGCCGTGGGCGGCCATTTCCTGTGGGGAGAGGGTGTGGGAGCCGATGGGGTTGAAGTTGGGGTAGGGGCGGCCTTTGACGTTTGGATTGGTGGGGGCGGTCTTGAGCCACTCGACGGGGAAGGTCTCGCGGGTGGCGGCGGCGCCCTGCTGGGTGGGGAGTTCGTTCAGGCCCTCGTGGACGGTCTTTGCTCGGGCGGAGGCCATGGCTGGGGAGATTTTGCCGGCCTCTAGGTCGCGCTGGATGGACTGGAGGACGGCTAGGCCCTGCTTGCGGTAGGTGGCGTAGGAGGTGCCGAGTTCGAGTTCGTGGAGGCCGGGGCGGTCCTCGCGGGTTCCGAAGAGGTCGTCGGGTCGAGGGACACGGCGCTCGTTGGGGATGGGGACGTCTTTGAGGGCGTCGGGGCGGGGAGGGCGGGTGTTGGGTTCGAGTTGCTGGGAGAGGGCGGTGAGTTCCTCGGGGGAGAAGATGGAGTTGTATTTTCCTTGACGGAGGGCGAGCATGAACTGGGCCGTGGCCGGGTCACGCTCGCGGATGCCGGTTTCTGGGTTTAGCTTGCCGGGGATGAAGCGGACATTTGGGTCGGCGCCGGGGGTGGCGATGGAGGGTGGGAGGCCCTCTCCGGTCTGGAGGCCGGGCTCGCGGTCCCAAGCGGGGCCGAGGCCGAGGGCGAGGGGGTTCAGGGGCTCGACGGGGGAGGGGCGGGGGCCCATGTAGCCGCGGGGGAGGACGCGGGAGCCGCCACGGGTGACGGCGCCACGGGCGGCCGAAGCTGGCTCGGTGGCGGTGGGGCCGGTGGCGAAGGCGGAGAGGAGGCCGTGGAGGGTGTCCACGAGGTCGGCTGGGTTGTGGACGGAGGAGAAGTCGACGCCACCGGCTGCGGCTGTGCGCTGCTGGGCCTGCTGGGTGTAGAGGGCCGTGCGGGCGGCGGCTGCATCGAAGATTTCGGTGCGGCCGAGCGGGGGAGGGGCCTTGCCGAAGAGGAAGTCGTGGAAGGCGGTGCCGGCCGCGGCGAGCCGCATGGCGGCTTCGTTGGAGAAGGCGAGGTCGAAGGGGTTATAGGCCACTGGAGGACTCGATGAGCTTGTTCATGTGGAGGAGCCACTTGCGGTGGCGGCGGGCCGAGGAGTGGATGTATTGGATGAGGCCGGGCTCCAACTCGAATTCGAGGAAGGCTTCAAGGATGTCGGTGTGCCAGATGTTGAGTTCGGCGGGGAGGGTGATATGGAGGAGTTCGTGGAGGAGGCAGCGGAGCTGGTAGCCATCGTGCTTTTCGTGGGGGAGGGAGATGATGCGGGCGGCGCCGTCATAGTCAACTCGGGCCCAGCCCCGGCGCTGGGAGGGCGTCTGGAGTTTCACGACTACCATCTGGGCCATGTCCCATAGGCGCTTCTCGATTTGGGGGTAGGTCAGCAAGGTGGGATTCCCACTGGGAGATGGCGAGGCGGACGACAGCCTCGTCGGTCCCAGACAAGAGGGTGAGGAGGCGGGCGGTGGCTTCGGTGGGGGTCAGAGGGGCTGGAGGGCCGGAAGTGCCGACGGGGGCCGTTTCGAGCCAAGTGGCGATGTAGCGGTCTACCTTGTCGCCGGCCTCGCCGGTGGTGATGATGTTGGCGAGGATGGAGGCGGCCTGCTCGCGGGTGAGGGTGGAGAGGGGGCGGGCGACGGCATCTTGGACGACGGCGGCGTTCGCGGCAGCGAGGCGGGTCTTTGGGCGAGAGCCGGGGGGCGGTAGGGGCTGGGTTTTCGGCGTGCCTTTGAGGATGGTAAAGGCCGGATGGTCGGTCAGGACTTTGTTATCTGGGGTGAGGCGGCCCTCCGCGCGGAGGACGGAGAGGGTCTGCTGGAGGGAGGAGACCTTGTGCTTGAGGAAGAGGGAGACCTCCGGGAGGGTGAGGGGGGTGTCACGGAGGAAGTTGGCGATGAGGAGGTCCGCCATCGTCCAGTCTTTAAAGGGGATACGCCACTGGGTGTCCGGGCCTTTCCGGATGCGGCGGGGGGCTGTCATGGGGGTATTATAGCACCAAAATTTTTTGTCGGGCTGGTCAGGAGTCACTCCCGTTCTGCGCTAAACCCCTACCCCGGGGGTCCTCAGGCTCCAAGCGGGAAGGCGCGCATCGTGTTCGGAGCCTTAAGGATAGAGGCGAAAGGCGAACCGTTGTCGGTGAACGCGGATGTGTGTTGTTGGCGGTTGTGGGAGACACACACTCACCCGAAGGAGGAAGTCATGTTCTGGTTCACGCTCAAGTATCGCGCGCTGCGCTCGTACACATGCCTCATGCTCAGGCTCGAAATCCTCTTCCCGAACTTCGCACCGCTCTCGAAGCACACGAGCGAGCTGCTCGACCGCGTCTGCGACATGCAGGAACACGGCTGGGAACGCTCACAGGGAATGTGAGGGGGCCAGGGGCATTCGTTCGGCATTCGCCTCACTCACTGAAGCACGCAGCACACCATCCGCAAGGAGGATGTCATGTCCCGTATCACCGATGCAATGGCACGTTACACCGCTTCTCAGGCCGCCCGTACCTGCGAGTGCGGCAAGCCCTCCGTCCAGTCCGGTATCGCCCAGCACCTCAACGCTGATGAGCGCAAGCTCCTCGGCTTCCTCGACAAGCAGGACATCCGCTTCTGCTCCGTCAAGTGCTTCCACACCTTCACCGCCCAGCCGGCGAAGAAGGAGGCCTGATGCCAGCGTGGACACCTGAGCAGTTCGAGAAGCTCAGGCGAGACACAGCGGCTCGGCTAGCAGCCCTCCAGCGCCTTCAGGCACTGGAGGCTGCACAGCCAGCCTGTCCCAACTGCGAGCCCTGCAAGCACTGCGGCCTCGCCGTTCCCCCCGTCGGTAACAGTGACCCCTTCTGCTCGTGGCAGTGCTACCACGACTGGCACGAAGAGAGGATGCCCTAATGCGCTTCTTCCACAGCATCACCATCCAGTTCAGCAGCGACTTCACCAGCGCTGGAAACCTAATCCTGAGCAACGCCGCTGCCCAACTCTCCGCCAACAGCACCAGCAAGGTCGAACAAGTCCGCGGCGAGTGCATCACCACCCTCCTACCCAGCGACAAGAAGTAACCTCCCGAAGGGGCGACACCGTTGTTGGTGTCGCCCTTTGGGTGTTGTGCGTTTGGGAGGAACACCCCACACCAACCAACGGGAGGAGAAATGGACGCACTTCACTGTCCCATCTGCCAGACTCACATCCCACCGAACACCGGCTGGCACTTCACCCAACTCGTCCACAGCATCTACAGCCCCACAGCCGACAAGGTCTACTGCTCCTCACAATGCGCGAAGCTCGCCCTCGCCATCTGCGAGCTAGGAGTCACCAATGCTTAAAGCAGAACTCAAGCCCAGCAAAGGCGCCCTGACCTTCATCGCCTACAGCTTCCGCCAAGTCTCTATCGCCAAGGGCTGGTCCCTCAGCCCAGACAACGCCGCATGGAACCAGCTGCCCGACGACCGCAAACAAATCTGGCTGAACAAGGCCCAAGCCTTCATCGACATCATCAACAGCCGCCTCAACCCCTAGGAGCCCCATCATGGACTTCGTCCTCGTCCACGACAAGGGAGAACGCCTCTACATCTTCGGCGGCTCCATCACCATCCACATCCCAGCCCACTTCATCACCCGAAACCACATCACCAAGCAACAGCTCCTCGACATGCTCAGCACATGGAAGCGCACCAACCTCATCAATCCCGAGGAATGGACTCTCAACATGGAGGCTGAAGATGCCACGGCCAGCATGGCATGACCTTCTCAACGAGATGAAGCCCCTCAAGCTCTTCAACTGGTCCCTCAACATGCGCCTCCTCAAGTGGCGCTACCCGAAGAAGGTGCCCAACGCTGCCCTCCAAGCCGCCCAGCGCGCCGACCTCTGCCTCCGCATCGACCGCTCTGGCCCTAGCGGCCCGGCAAACCTCGCCCTCATGTTCAAAGCCCTCGGCTGGACCCGTGAGTCCACAGCCTGCAGTCAGCTGCTTGCCACCATCCGCAAGGCCGAGGCACACATCCAACTCGAAACCCACAAGTTCCCGACCAAGCAATGGCCCGGCGAGCCACACATCCACGACACGCTCATCGCCGAAATCGAGCGTGGCTACGACCCCGAGACCTTCTCACTCACCAGAGAGGAGCCAACTAACGACCTTTAGCCTCGCCTCACCGCGCCCCGCGTTCGCGGGGGCGCGGCTCGTCACGAGATGAGCCAAGCCTCTTCCATCTAGTCTCAAGAGCAAGGAGACACACCATGTGCAACACGAACGCTCCAGCAAGCATCATCCAGCGCCAGCTGGCCCTGATGACCCTCATCAGCGAAATCGAGGACCTCATCGGAGCCCCCTCCGTCTCCCTCGGCGGCGGCAAGTGGTCCGAAGGCGCTGGCCTCCAGAAGGAACTCGGCTGGCGTCGTGGCCGGGAGCGCAAGGCCATCAACGCCATGACCGGCAAGGACCCCCAGTCCTACGCCCGTGCCGAGGCCCGAGCCAAGGAGCAGGGCATCGACGTCACCACCGTCCTCTCCCGCGACATGCGCAGTGCCCAGCGCGAGCGCGATGACCTCATCACCATCATCAACAAGAACAACGAGGTCAAAACCGGCTACACCAAGGAGCTGAACGAAATCTTCACCGCGCACCCGGAGCTGAAACTCGTCTCCATGGATGACCTCCAGCTGCACCTCGACCGCCTGAACGCCCCGCACGCCGAGCCGGACGAGCAGTCCGCCACCGCCAGCTTCCGCCTCGCGCAGGAGCAGCAGACCGGCGACGCTCACGTCGATGAACTCACCGCCGCCATGGACGCGCACTCCTAGGGAGGAACCGAACAACCGGCAACCACCAACCACAATTGGTGACCAATGCGACAGTCCTAGGCAGGCACCAGCACACCGGTGCTTGCCTAGTTCTATTGCAGCCAGTTCTCGGCCAACCCCTTCCCAACGCAGCCCGGAGCACCCAATGCCCCTCTTCACCCTACACACTCTCACCCCCGAACAACGTCTTCACGTCGAAGCCCTCATCGCCGTCCTCCTCCGGCCCTCAACCGACCCCGCCGCCTACACCCAAGCCAAGGGCTGCCTCCACCGGCACAAGGACGGCTACTGCTGCCTCGGCGTCGCCTGCGACCTCTTCAACAAGGCCACCCATCGCGGCGAGTGGATTACCATCCCGGCCCAGCTGAAAGACACCCCCGTACACTTCACGGTGACCCTCGACGACGGCACGCGGGAATCCAACGCAACCACCCTCTCCAGCAGCACCTTCGAGTACTTTGGGTTCCCGAGCCCCCTCGTCTCACTCCTCATCGCCATGAACGACGCGGGCGCCCCCTTCCCAGCCATCGCCCAGCTCCTCCAACACTGGCTCAGCACCACCACCACCGCTGAGCATAAGGCTGCGTAGCGCAGAGGTCAGCTCCTTCCTGCTAAGAATGAAAGCTGACCTCGACCCTTCCTCGCAGCCACTCTGTATCCCGCGCGCGCCGGCGGGGACGCGAAAGGCATCGACGGATGCCACGTGGCGCAACACCTTCTTGCCGATGGCGCAGTTCTGGGCTACTTCTTAACTTGGATAAGAAAAGTTCCCGGAACGACCTCTTCCTCGGCATTCACCATGAACAGGACCAGTCTGAGAGACCGGATACTCAAGTGCCGTGCACACTCCTGTTTACCTACATTGTCCGTGGCGCAGACCAGAGATACTTCAACCATGAAAAGAAAGCTCTCTGGTCGACCCCTTCCCGGACATCTCCCTCGGAGCCAACATGTCCCTCCCCAGCATCGCCACCCTAGCCGCATGGCGCGACGAGGCCCAGAGCCGCCTCAACGAGCCAAATCCCTTCTTCAAGCGCCAGCTGGACCTCCTCGATGCCTACAAAGAGGTTCGGACCCTTCTTCTCGACGCCGAACGCAAGCTCAACGACGGGCGCTTCGTCACCGACAATCATGCGTCCGCTCTCACCCTCGCTGAGGAATACCACCAGTGGTGCACACAGAACCACGTCACCCTCAAGGTGGGCAGCGTTCAAGAGCGCATCTCCTCCCTCGGCCAGCACTCCCTCATCTCCCGCGGTGCCCTCCCCCCAGCCAAGTGGACCGTCCGTGGGCTGGAAGCCCGCGACCCACAAGGCTGCTGGAAGGCCACCTTCGTCAGCGTTGAGGCCGCCCAGTCTTACGTCGACCACATGAACAGCCAGCAACTGAAGTAGCCCTTAACCAACAGGGCGCCAGTGGGGGACAGTGAACCAATAAGGCGTATGAAGACCAGCTCGCGACTGGCTGTTCCGCTACCCCATCGGGGGAGGCAGGCTGTCCCAACGACCCCCCG